TGTAATTATGGCGCACGATTATTGCGAAAACGAAGATACATTTAATGCTGATTTTAAAAATAAAATTTGGAATTGGTTAGAAATTCAAGATACAGATATTGAAGAAGCAGTTAAAAAAAATAAACTAAAACCTTTTATGGCTACCGATTTTGCAAATGTAGTTTGGGTATGTAAAATAAAATAATATGAAACTATCTAAAATAAAACCAAACCCGAACAACCCCAGAATAATTAAAGACGATAAATTTAAAAAACTCGTTAAATCAATAAATGATTTTCCAAAAATGTTGGCTTTGCGTCCTATCGTAGTTGATGAAAACTTTATTGTGCAGGGTGGCAATATGCGGTTAAAGGCATTACAGGAAATCGGGTTTAAAGATATTCCAGACGAGTGGGTTAAGCAAGTAAAAGACCTGAGCGAAGATGAAAAAAGGGAGTTTATAATTAAAGACAATGTTTCTTTTGGCGAGAATGATTGGGACGAATTGGCGAATAATTGGGACGCAGAACAATTAACGGAGTGGGGTTTAGATATACCGCATTTTGCACCATTTGAAAATACCGAAGTAGAAAGCGAAGAAAAACAAAGTTTTAAAATTGAGGTTATTTGCAAAGATTTAGAGGAACAGGAAAAAAGCTATATAGCGCTAATTGAGAATTATGAATGTCGCAAATTATGAAGCAACACACTAAAATATATTTTAATTACTTTGGCTACGACGCAACCGATTTTATCAGTTGTGAAATTTGCGGTAAAATGGCAAACGATATACACCACATACACGCGCGGGGAATGGGCGGAAGTAAGCAAGCAGATAACATAGAAAACTTAATGGCGCTTTGTAGAAATTGCCATATTGAGTACGGCGATAAGAAACAACACATAGATTTTCTTCAGGAAATACACGATAATAAAATAGCACAAATAAAGCACAATGGCAAAGGCAGACATAGTTAAACACCAATTTAAAAAAGGCGAGGTTGCAAACCCGAACGGAAGACCGCGTAAATACGTTTCAATCTTAAAAGATAGCGGGTATAAGTTGAGCGAAATAAACGATACCATACAAAATATGATGTCAATGAATTTAACTGAACTCGGCGACGTATTTAAAAACCCTGAAGCCACGATATTAGAAAAGACAATCGCCAACGCAATGCGTAAGAGTTTAGAGAAAGGTAGTTTATATTCGTTGGAAACATTACTTACCCGTGTTTATGGAAAGCCAAAAGAAACGAGCGCAATAACTACGGACGGCAAAATAGAGTTTATTGTAACAAAAGGTAAAACAATTTTATAATGTGGAAAATATATTTAATTGAGTTTATTACGGCGTTAATGATTTCTGCATTATGGGTGCATATTATTGACAAACACAAAAACGAAAAGTAATTATATGCTAAAGGGTATAAAAAACGCTAATTTGCGCAAATTATACCCTTTTGCGTATAGTTTACGAAAACCTAAATATTCTAAAAAAGTAATAAATTTATTACCTTGCAAATACCTATACCTGAATTACATTTAAATCAACAAAAAATCTTTGATTGCGACGCTCGTTTTAGGGTTGTAATGTGTGGGCGTAGGTTTGGCAAATCGGAGCTGGCGCAACTTGAAATTATCTTTGAGGCGATTAAGGGCAATTCAGTTGCCTACATTACACCCACCTATCAACTTGCAAAAACGTTTTTTAATAAGTTAGTCAAAACAATCCCTTTTGAAAATAACAAAAGCGATTTAACCATTAGCTTTCCAAACGACGGCAACGTTATGTTTTTTACAGGCGAACGCCTTGACAATTTAAGAGGGCGTAAATTTCATTTAGTAATTGTAGACGAAGCAAGTTTTATTCCTAATTTAGAGGACGGGTGGCTTAATTCAATACGTCCAACGCTTACTGATTACAAAGGGCGTGCGCTATTCGTATCAACGCCAAAAGGGAAGAATTATTTTTATTCGCTGTTTATGAAGTCGGGCGAAGCGGATTGGGAAAGTTTTAAATTCAGCACTTACGATAACCCTTACATTGATAGAGGCGAAATAGACGACGCACGAACGCAACTACCGAACGCCGTATTTGAACAAGAGTATATGGCTAATGCTATGGAAAACGCGAGCAACCCTTTTGGCAATCAGCATATAATTGATTGCGTTAGACCTTTGAGCGTTTTACCTGTTGCGTATTATGGAATAGATTTAGCAAAGTCCTTTGATTATACGGTTATTATAGGGCTTGACGCAAACGGACAAGTCGCATACTTTGACCGATTTCAAAAAGATTGGGCGCAAACCAAAGAAACCATTTTAAGGATTGATAAAAGCAAGCCCGTTGTAATAGATAGCACAGGCGTAGGCGACGCGATTACGGAAGATTTACAAAGACATTTTAACGCTATGCACGGGTTTAAATATACATCGTCAAGTAAGCAACAATTAATGGAAGCGTTGGCTTCGTCAATCCACAAGCGCGAAATATTTTACCCAGACAACGAAATTAAAAGCGAGTTGGAAATATTTGAATATCAGTACACGGCAACGGGCGTTCGTTACAATGCGCCTACGGGTTTCCACGACGATTGCGTTAATGCTTTAGCTTTGGCCAATAAATGCAAAAACAATTATAAACACGCTGGAGTTTATCGCTTCATCTAATTATCTCAAAAAAATCTATATTATATTATGAAGGTTACAATTTCAAAGTTTCAAGAGTTATACAAAATTTCTTTAATGGATATTAACGAAGCAGAAAAGTCGGCTTTGTTAGTTCAAGAGTTTACAGGAATGAGCGAAGCCCAAGTTAATGCAATGCCTTTAAAAAAGTTTAATAAGTTATGCGCAGAAATAAACAAAAAGTTTGACGCGTTTGGGGTTGAATTAGACGAAAAGAAACCGCAAAAATATATCGCGGTTAAAGGTCGTTTGTATTTATTGGAATACGATTTAGCAAAGCCACCAATGAACGCGGGGCGTTATGTTGAGTTAGCTACATACAGCGACGACGTAATAGGCAACCTACATAAAATTATGGCAACGATGTGTACCCCTTTGAAGTTTACTTTAAAAGGTTTAAAGCGCAAAGAAAAAAACCATAGGCAAGTTGCTGAGGATATGTTAGACATTGATTTTAGCGTTGCGTACCATTCGGCTGTTTTTTTTTACGCAGTTTTCAGCAAATCAATAACGGCTTCGGCTACTTATTTCAAAACAATAGCAACGGATACGGCGAAGGTGGACGAGGTGCTGATGAATTTAGCCGAGTTTACGGGTGGCTTTATAACGGCAAAATGGTACAAGAATTTGAAGGGATTAGTATAAATGAAGTTTGGGACTTACCCGTATTTCAGTTTTTAAATGATTTAAGTTATTTAAAAATGAAACGCGAATTAGATAATGAACAAGAGAAAAAACTATTAAAGAAATATGCCAGTTAATATAACGCAATCGCAAAAGATAAATTTAGATAACGGCTTTATTGGTAGCGCTGGCACTTTTAATTTTAAGGAAGTAACAAATCAAATAAACGCTTTATTAATTGAGCGTGCGGAAATATTTAAAGATGAATGGCAAAACCAATTAAACAGTAAAAAGATTATCGCAAGTGGCGATATTCAGGAAGTAGATTATGAAGTTGTGGAAGACGCTAATTCGGTAGTTTTAAATATAAGTTTTCCGTATTATGCAAAGTTTGTTGATGAAGGGGTTAAGGGTGCTTTAAGTTCTAAAAATGCGCCAAATAGTCCGTATAAGTTTAAAAATACTTTTTCAATGAGTCCAGAAGGACGCAAATCAATCGCGAATTGGTTACGTTCAGGTAAGGCAAAAGTAAGAAGTAAAGACGTTAAAAAGTATGGCGCAAAAGGAATTGAAAGTAAGTTTAAAAAAATAAGTGAATTTGATAGAGGGTTAAATAGATTAATTTACAATATAAAAGCATACGGTATAAAAAGACGCAATTTTATTACGCCAACAATTAAGAAAAGTTTAGAAGGGTTTGAAAAAGAATTAGGCGAAGCGATAGGTAAAACAATAACAATTAATATTTTTAAATGAGTATAACATTAATAAACCCGTCTGGCTACCCGTCCGCTCAGGACAATTTATGGAGTATTGCTTATTCAAGTAATTCAGGGCAAACCGATTTTAAATACGTTTTTGACGTTTATGTAAATGGAGTTCAATTAGTTCGCACAAAAGTATTTCCCGAGCCGTCAAATGGTCGCGGATACTTTGACGCAATGCCGGTAGTATCTAATGAGAAAACTTACGGTTGGTTTACGCCTGTTAATAATGTTGTTGGAATACCATTAACACAAAGTAATACATTAAACGAAAAGATTTACCAATTAAGAGTTGGCGAAGATTATAGCGGAACAACTTTTTTAAATTTGGCTTCAGGAAACGTAACGGCTTATAATTATTCAGCGCCTTTATTTAAACGTCGGCAAATAAACATCGGGCAAAAAGACGGGAATTGGCTTACTAACAGACCATTATTTATTAAGGCAAAAAGGACTGATAAGATATTAATTCCTTTTTTTGATTTGGGCGTAAATTTTGACCCACAAATACAAACTTATAATTCAAGCAATCAATTAATAGCTACTTATACGGACTCAAGTTTTGAATACGCGAAATATAATCAATTAGATATTGGAGTAGAGGCAATAAATAGAAATTCTTTATTTTATACAAGTGTTGCAATTATTACAAACGCAACGGCATATTATACTGTTCAAATGCAAAACGCTCCAAATGTTTCATCTATTATACGGGTGGATATTGATTGCAACCCTTTATACACCCCTATAAACCTTTATTTTATTAACGCCTACGGAATGTTTGACACGGCACGATTTAATCTTGCGTCGCGTCTTACAATGGACGTAGAGCGCAAAACATTTGAGCAAAGGAATTATACGTTAAATAATACAACCGTTGATTATTACGACGCTAATAACGTTTATAACGAAAGCAAAATAAACTATGGTAGTAAATCTAATTTTGCGTATAAATTAACAATGGACTACCCGAGCGACGCTGAATACATTTGGCTTGCTGAATTAATTGTATCGCCACAAATTTACGCAGAGATTGACGGCAATTATTACCCTGTTTCAATTAAGAATACAAACTACGAATTTTCAACATATACAAACAATAGATTAAAGGCGTTGGAAATAGATATTGATTTAAACCAAACACGCTACAATTTTAAACGATGACGAGGATATTTATTGAAGATAATGAGTTAGATATTAATGCGGGTTTTTCGCAAATGATAAACTACTCTATTGACGACCTTAATAATTTAGATAGCAAGACAACTTCGTTTACTAAAACAATCGTTCTACCTGGCACGTCTAAAAATAATCGTTTACTCGGCAATATCTTTGAGTTTGGAAATTCAAATTTTACGGTTGATAGCGCGCCTAATTTTGGCTATAACTTTAATGCGAGTAAATCAGCAAAGGCACGAATAGAAGTAAACGGTATGCAAGTTATTAAGGGCGTTATGCGTTTATTGGAAATACTTATTGACGGCGAAAACGTAGAGTACGAAGTTGCTTTGTTTGGGGAGTTGGGCGGTTTCTTTTCAAAGTTAGGCGCAAGTAAATTAACTGATTTAGATTTTAGCGCATATAACCACACTTACAACGTTACTAATATTGTAAATAGTTGGGATAACGCAAACGCTGGGAGTGGTTACTATTACCCTTTAATTGATTACGGAAATACATCGCCAATTAATAATTTAAATTTTTATAAAAAATCATTTTACTTTACAGCGTTTAGACCGGCATTTTTTGTAAAGGAATACATAAATAAAATAATAACGCAAGCGGGTTACACGTGGGAGTCAAATTTTTTCAATACTGATTTTTTTAAGCGTTTAATTATACCTAATAATCAGGTAAGGTTAAAATATAACCGCGATGAAATTTTTGAAAGTACAATAAACCCCGCAAGCCCTACAATTAGCACTTCGCAAAATTTAATACATACGAATATTGTAACTGATTTATTCACAAACGTTTCAAGTACGACATTTACATACACACCCGCTCAGGCGTTTGTTGGCGAAATTGGTTTTACGTTTAGGGGTACTTATACCGTGCAAAATATAAGCGCATTAGATACACAATTTAGATATGCGTTTGCAACGGTTAGAGTTTATAAAAACGGCTCAGTATTTTATATTGATACAAATAGACGCTTCGGGGGTTATGCCACAACTACGGGCGGGTTATTAACTGGACCGACTTATAATTTTACTTTAAGATACCCGCCAATCCCAATAACATTTAATACAGGCGATACGTGGAAAATGGACGTATTTATTTTTGATACAAACGGGGCGCTTTTAAATGTAACTTCAAATAGTAGTGGCGTTTCTATTTCAACCGCAAACCCGATTTTAGTTACCGCACAATACGGCGACGATTTATTGGTAAACGGCTCACTACCGCAGAACATTTTACAAAAAGATTTCTTTGCTTCTATTTTAAAGATGTTTAATTTAATGGTAACTGAAGATAAGTTTACTGATAAGAAATTAGTTATTGAGCCGTATGTAGATTTTTACGACACAGACCGCACAACGTACAATGATTGGAGCGACAAAGTAGATAGAAGTCAGGTTATAAAAATTAAACCAATGAGCGAAATTAACGCTCGTTATTACGATATAAAATTTAAACAGGACGCAGATTATTTTAACGAGCAATACCGCAAAAAATACATTGAGGGTTACGGCGATTTCCGTTTTGATAATCAATTAGATTTTGCAAAAGACACAAGCGCAACAGAAGTAATTTTTAGCGCTACGCCTTTGATTGGTTATAGCGAAAACGATAAAATCTTCCCAGCTATTTATAAATTGAATAATGGAACTGAAGAAATGATTGAGCATAATATAAGAATTATGCAAGCCAAAAAAATAACAGGGCGCACGAGTTGGAAAATATACAATAAAGTTTTAGGGGTTAATACAGTATTGACAACTACAACGGCTTATGGTTATGCGGGACATTTAGATAATCCATTTAGTGCGGGCGCTGATTTAAACTTTGGCGTACCCAAAGAAATTAATTTTACTTTGGCTTCAGGGTTATTATCAAACAATTTATTCAACACGTATTATTCGCCTTACTTCGCAGAAATAACCGACAAAGATAGTAGGTTAGTAACGTGTAAAATGAAATTAACGGAGCGCGATATTAACACTTTAGATTTTACAAAGTTTATCTGGATTGACGGGGTTTTATATCGCCTTTATAAGATAGTAGATTATGCAGAAAACGAACTTTGCGAGGTGCAATTATTAAGAGTAATTTATACAACATACTAAAATGATTATAAAATATTTTGATGAATTTGAGGGGCAATGGTTAGACATTACAGGAACGACAGGCACGACGTTGCAATACAACGATGCAAGCGGTTGGGTTGGAGTTCCTAACAAAGTAATAAGAGGCACTATATCTCAATCGGGTACAAGCGCCCCAACGATTATAGAATTTGAAAATACAACAGGTGCAACATTATCAACTTCAAGAACAACAAATGGTCAATATAGAATTAATAGCGATATATCGCTTTGGACTGCATTAACAATGTTTATTACAATTGGAAACCCACAAACTAAAGTAGGTATATTTTCTTACATATTAGCATACGGAACAAGTACAAGATTGGATTTATACAGCTATGATAGCACCGCATTAACAGACGATGCGTTAGGTAATACAAGTTTTGAAATAAAAATATATTAATGGCAACAACAACTGAAGTAGGAGTTAAAATAACGGTAGATGGCTCACAACCAGAAAAATCGGTAGGCTCGATAAAATCGCAATTAAAACAAGCGAACGCGGAGTTAATTGAAATGCGCGACAAGTTTGGCGATACATCTGTTGAGGCTGTAAACGCTGCTAAAAAAGTAGCAAATTTAAAAGATAGTATTGGCGATGCTAAAGCAATGACAGACGCGTTTAATCCTGATGCAAAGTTTAAAGCGTTTGGGAGTGCGTTACAAGGTGTTGCGGGTGGGTTTAGTGCCTTACAAGGCGCACAGGCGTTATTCGGTAGTGAATCTAAAGACCTAGAAAAAACACTTGTAAAAGTGCAATCGGCGATGGCTTTAAGTCAAGGCTTAAATTCAGTATTAGAGGCTAGGGATTCTTTTAAAAACTTGGGAGCGGTTGTTCGTGATGTAGGCACAAAAGCGTTTGGCAGTTTACGAAGTGCGATTATATCAACGGGAATCGGTGCGCTTGTTATTGCAGTTGGTTTGTTGGTGGCAAATTTTGACAAAGTAAAAAAGGTTGTATTAGATTTAATACCTGGACTTGCTTCGGTTGGCACATTTATAAGCAACATTGTAAATAGTGTTACGGATTTTGTCGGCGTTACATCAAAGGCTAGTCGCGAATTAGAAAAGTTTAATAAATTAACTGACCAACAATTAAAAGAGCAAAACGCTTTTTTAGATCAAAACGGTTACAAGTATGATGAGTATACCAACAGAAAAATAAAGGCGAATATTGATTATTTAGAAAACGCTAAAAAGGTAAAGAATGATGAAACGTTAAGCGAGGCTCAAAAAAATAAAGCGTTAAAAGATTACCAAGATAAAAGGGATTTCGAAATAAACCAATCTACAAAAGACAGACAGGCAAAAGTTGATGAAGCAAACGCGCAAGAGGTTGCAAAAGAAAAGGCAAAAAATGATAAACTAACAGCGGAAAACAAAGCTAAAAATGACGCGTTAAAAAAACAAAATGAGGATTTTGAAAAAGAATTACAGGCGTTAAAGGATAAGAATTTTATTGATGCAATTAAGAATGAAAACGACAAAGCTGAAGCGTTATTAAATCAGCAATTAACAAACGAAATAAAGGCTTTAAATGCAAGTACATTAAACGAACAACAAAAGAACGCAAAGCGTATTGAATTGGCTATACAATACCAATTGCAATTAGATGAAATAAACGCAAAGCGTGATGAAGATGAACAGAAAAAAGTTGATGAATTACAGAAAAAAGAACAGGATAGAATTGCAAAAAATAATGAGCAAAGGGCTAAAGATTATGAAGATAGCAGATTAAAAGAAGAACAAAGACAACAATATTTAAAAGACCAAGCAGATGAACGAATAAAATTAGACGAATTAGAAAGAAAAACTAAAATTGATTCCGCAGTTGCAATTGGTAATTCATTAGGACAGTTATCGGATTTGGTAGGTAAGCAAACCGCAGTTGGAAAAGGGTTGGCAATTGCACAAGCGACTATAAATACATATTTGGGAGCGTCGGAAGTATTAAGAGCGAAATCTGTTTTACCCGAACCAATAGGCACGATTTCAAAAATTATAAATGTTGCTTCAATTATTGCAACAGGTATAAAATCGGTTAAAGCAATCATAGGAACTAAAGTTCCAAACGCTGGAGGCGGTGGTTCAATTAGCGCGCCATCTTCTGGAGGCGCTACGGTTACCCCACCATTACCGCCACAATTAGCAACACAAACAATCAACGCGGGGCAAATAAATCAATTAGCATCGGCAACGGCTCGCGCTTATGTAGTAGAATCCGATGTTAGCGGAAATCAAGAACGAATAAATAGATTAAATAGAGCATCACGAATAAATTAAAAATTATGACATTACCAATTTACGAATTAAAAATTAGTGAAAACTTACAAGATGAAGCGCAAGTTGATTACATCGCGCTTGTTGATTCGCCAGCAATTAAAAAAGATTTTTTAGCGTTTAACGACCAATTAAGTATTTACGGATTTAGTCCAAAGTATTTTTATTTATGTCCTTTGGCTACAGAATTGTTTCAACATTTAGTCGATATGAATGTTGGAATAAACGAGCAAGGGATGTTGCGAAGTGCGGGGCAAATAGCCGATAATATTTTAGAAACAGAATATTACGCAATTGAAAAAAACTTTGTTAGTGTTGAAGATTACAACGAGGCGGTTTTATTGCTAGATGATTTTATTGATTTAATGGCTGAAATCGACAAGTTAATAGGGATGCAACACGATGTTTCATTTATGCAAAACCACATAAACAAGATTAAAGAATATTTGCCTAAAAATACATTTGCGGAATCTTACAATGACTATCCAGAACAAGCAAAAGAAAACGCAAAAATTG